AGGGGTGTCAGGAGAAAATGCCCTAATGAATTTAATGCGAGAGGCAAATCGGGTTAGCAAGGCTTATCACGGGCAAGATTATCTAAAAGAGCTGCAAAACCGTGTCATGCAAGCCGGGACAAGTCGAGTAGATCGAGGCGTTCCTTATGATCCAAAGGCTGTAAAATTTTCAGAAGAGTCGGAATACAAAAAAGGCGGCAAAGTTACACGCGGTGATGGTATAGCGCAACGCGGCAAAACCAGGGGGCGAATTATATGATGGCTTCACGCGGGATGGGTGCCATCAACCCATCTAAAATGCCCGGCCCCAAGCGTAAACAGCGTCGGGATGACACCGCCTTCTACGAATATGCAGAGGGCGGCAAAGTCAATGAGGCGGGTAACTACACCAAGCCCGGTATGCGTAAAGCTTTGTTTAACCGTATCAAAGGGCAGGCAACGCAAGGAACTGCGGCGGGTCAGTGGAGCGCGAGAAAAGCGCAACTATTAGCAAAGAAATACAAGGAACAGGGTGGGGGGTATAAAGATTGAAGTCTCCTCAACAATCGCTTAAGGATTGGACCCAACAACGTTGGACAACTAAATCCGGTAAACCGTCATCTAAGACGGGTGAGCGATATTTGCCAGAGGCAGCAATTAAGTCTTTGTCCCCTGCAGAGTATGCAGCAACGACGCGAGCAAAACGAGCAGGTAAAGCCAAAGGCAAACAGTTTGTGCCGCAGCCAAAAGGCATAGCCAAGAAAACGGCAGGATTCAGATGACCACTTCTGGCACCACAGCGTTTGATCTAGACTTCACAGAAATTGCTGAAGAAGCCTGGGAGATTGCTGGCCGCGAAATGCGCTCAGGCTATGACCTGAAAACAGCGCGCCGTTCAATGAACTTGTTAACGATTGAATGGCAAAACCGCGGCATTAACATGTGGACAATTGAGCCTGGGATCATCACGTTGACCGCAGGTTTGAGCACATACGCATTGCCCACTGACACCATCGACTTGCTTGAGCACGTTATCCGTACTGGTCAAAACACGGCATCCACCCAGGCTGATTTAAATATCACGCGGATTAGTGTTTCAACGTACGCCACAATTCCTAATAAGCTAGCGCAAGGACGGCCTATTCAGGTTTTGGTAAACAGATTGTCAGGTGCGGTATCTCCTACGTCATCTGTAGTTGATATTGTGGGTGGCATTAACTCTAGTGTCACTTCTATTCCTTTAAATACCGTAGTGGGCCTCCCAGGCTATGGTTTTATTAGGATCGGATCAGAAGACATTTTTTATCAATACATTAGTGGCAACACACTGATGGGCGTGGCGCGCGGGCAGAACAACACAGTAGCAGCGTCACATGCAGATCAGTCACCGGTCTCAAACCCAAACCTTCCGTCTGTAACGGTTTGGTTAGTGCCAGATAACACACAGACGTATCAGTTTGTTTATTGGCGACTACGCAGAATCCAAGATGCTGGATCAGGAGTTCAGACTGGCGATATGAACTTTAGGTTCTTGCCGGCGTTGACATCAGGATTGGCGTATCGAATTGCGACCAAAGTTCCTGAACTATCTAGTCGCGTTGAGATGTTAAAAGCTCAATACGACGAGCAATTTAATTTGGCTGCAGGGGAAGATCGAGAGAAGGCCGCGGTACGTTTTGTACCTCGTCGGTACTATCTTGGCAGCAGTGGTGCGTAATGGGTAACAGATTTGCCAGTGGCAAAATTGCCATTGCAATGTGTGATCGGTGTGGATTTCGATATCGTCTGCGAGATCTACAGAAGCTGATCATTAAGACCAAACAAGTTAACTTGTTGGTATGTCACGAATGTTGGGATCCGGATCACCCTCAACTTCAGCTTGGAATGTACCCAGTTGATGATCCCCAGGCGCTGAGGAATCCAAGACGAGATACAACGTACGTTACGTCTGGAACTTTGGCTGACGGTAATTTGGGTTTAGGTAGTAGGCAGATTCAGTGGGGCTGGAATCCAGTAGGTGGTTCAAGTGGATTTGATGCGCCGCTTACGCCAAATGACTTGGTTGCAGTAGGCCAAGTTGGTACAGTAACGGTAACGACTTAGGAGTCATTATGGACGCAAAGAAAGCAGTGCATAAGCATGAAAAAGCTATGCACCCTGGCAAGCCGCTGACAAAGTTTGCCAAAGGCGGTAAAACCAATCTGCAGATGCGTGAGCTTGGCAGGAATCTAGCCAAGGTTGCCAATCAGAAGAAATCGTCTTTCACCTATCGTAAGTCGGGTGCAAAATGAAAAAGGATTCTAATCAGCCCAAGCCGGCTCCTAAAGTAGACCTGAAGAACAGCGGTTATCCTGAGAAAAACGTTAAAACCACGGGCATCAAAATCCGTGGAACTGGTGCGGCAACTAAAGGTGTTATGGCTCGCGGCCCGATGGCATGAACTACACAGAGCTTAAACAGAATATCAAGGACATCTGTGAGGCGGAATTCACCGATGCCATCCTAGATATGTTTACCGAGCAGGCTGAACAGAAGATCTACAACTCTGTTCAGATTCCGGCGCTACGGAAAAACGTAACTGGGGTAATGAGCATTGGCAATCCGTATTTGCAGATTCCTTCTGATTTTCTTTATGTGTATTCCTTGGCCGTAATTGACACGGACAATCGGTATTACTATCTGCTTGATAAAGACGTTAACTTTATTCGCGAGGCGTATCCGTTTTCTGGCCAAAGTGCCAATACGTCAGAGCGCGGGCGTCCTAAGCATTACGCAATCTTTGATGATTCGGCGTTTATCCTGGGGCCAACACCCAATTTGGCATATAGCACCGAGCTTCACTACGGCTACTACCCTGAGTCTATTGTGACCGCGGGTACGACATGGCTTGGTGATGAGTTTGATTCGGCGCTTCTAAACGGCGCACTGGTTGAAGCTATTCGATTCCAAAAGGGTGAACAAGACGTAGTTGAGATGTACACCGCGTTGTACACACAGTCAGTCGCTCTTCTCAAGCAACTTGGTGATGGTAAGCTGCGTCAAGATACATATCGTTCTGGTCAGGTTCGTGTACCAGTGAGGTGATAAATGGCTATTTCTCAGGCAATGTGTTCTTCGTTCAAACAGCAGATTCTGCTGGGTGAACATGACTTGGACACGGATACAATCAAGATTGCGCTTTATACAAGTGCTGCGACTTTGGGCGCGAGCACGACGGCGTACACAACTTCTGATGAAGTGGCGAACGGTAACGGATACACAACCGGTGGCAATACCCTAACAGGCGCAACAGTAAGTCTATCGGGCACCACGGCTTTTGTAGATTTTTCCGATACCACTTGGTCTAACGCCACAATCACGGCGCGTGGAGCGTTGATTTACAACTCAAGTAAGTCAAACAAAGCGATTGCAGTGTTGGATTTTGGCGGGGACAAGACTTCTACGAACGGCAACTTTACCGTTCAGTTCCCGACTAACGATGCTTCGTCTGCGATCATTAGGATTGCATAAGTGTGTCAGATGCAATCGTAGCGTTTGAAGGTTGGTCTGCCTCTGGCGTTGGCTGGGGGCAGCAGGGCTGGGGCGTCGGGCAATCGGCGGTCACGGCTCAAACCTTTTTAGGCTCGGTTGTAGTAACGGCTGATTCGGATGTCCCGGTAACAGGCGTTCAGGCCACGGGGTTCATAGGCACCGTTACTGTAGTAGCAGAAGCGATTGTTGTAGTCTCAGGCGTACAGGCAACTGGGGAAGTTGGCACAGTTGTAGTCACGGCTGATGCGAATGTTGCGGTAACCGGCGTACAAGCGACCGGCGAGATTGGTACCGTCACTGTTGATGCAGGGGCGGTAGTTGCCGTAACGGGGGTATCAGCCACCGGTGCAATAGGCACCGTCACTGTTTCTGGTACTGCCGTTGTAATTGTAAGTGGCAACGTTGCCACTGGTCAGATCGGTACCGTTACAGTCTCCGCAGGCTCTCTTGTACAAGTAACCGGAGTTTCCGCAACAGGGGAGCTTGGCACTGTTACGGTTACTGGCGGCGCGACGGCAACTCCATCAGGCGTTCAGGCAATTGGAGTTATCGGGCAAGTAAATGTCTGGGGTCAAATTAATGACGACCAGAACGCAAACTGGCAGAATGTGAGTGACGCGCAAAGCGCGGGGTGGAGTAGTGTGGGAACGGGTCAGGTGGCAACATGGATAAACGTCAATGACTCACAAACCGCTTCTTATGTAGCAGTAAACGACTCACAGACCGCCAACTGGAATCAAATAGCAGCATGAGGCTCAAATGACCACTGCATATTCAAATCTTCTCGGTCTGGCTCTTCCCGTCACTGGAGAACTTTCCGGTACTTGGGGCGATACGGTAAACGACTACATCACCAAGTATCTTGATGACGCGATTGCCAACGCACAGGTCATTAGCGGCAGTCAGACTGCGGTCACGCTGTCTAAAACTACAGGAACGGCTCTTGTCGCGGCTGGGAGTGGTTCTACCGGTTCTGCTCAATACGCCCTGATTCGTTGCACGGGGAACCCAGCGAGCACCCTGACAATCACGGTTAGTTATTCGTCTCTTACTAACTCGCAGTTCAGTAAGACGTATCTCATCTTTAACAGCACTTCTACAAATCAATCTGTTGTTGTTCAGGCGACGACCAGCAGCGGTACCTCGACTGGTGTAACGATTACGGCTGGCGAACGGGCGCTAATTGCTTGGAATGGTACTGACTTCGTAAAGATCGCTACGCAGAGTGGGACGGGGGAGTTTGTTACCGTTGACACTACTAATCTTGAAGTCACTAACATCAAGGCAAAAGACGGCACTGCTGCCGCTACGATTGCTGACAGCACGGGCGCAATCACCGTTTCTACGCTTCTTAACGTAGACAATCTCCGTCTGGACGGCAACACCCTTAGCAGCACGGACTCAAACGGCAACGTTGTTCTTGCCCCGAACGGGACTGGTGACGTTCAGCTTGACGCAGATACGGTGCGCGTAGGTGATTCTGCTGCGGCGGTGACCCTGACCTCTAATGGTGCTGGTGCGTTGACGGTGACCACTGGGGGTGCTGCGGATCTCATCCTCAATACGAACTCCGGAACCAACTCCGGCTCGATCACCATTGGCAACGGTACGAACGGGAACATCACGGTTGCCACGAATGGAACAGGTGATTTCTATGTTGACGCAGACACCGTTCGTATTGGTGACTCTAACGCTAACGCCACGATCACGACCAACGGCACGGGCGACCTGATTCTTAATACGAACTCAGGCACCAACTCCGGCAGCATCACGATTGAAGATGGTGTTAACGGCAACATCATCATTGCACCTAATGGTACGGGACAGGTTCAGATCACCAATGCTGCTCTTGATCTGACGACGATTGAAGTCACGAACATCAAAGCCAAAGACGGCACGGCTTCGATGACGCTGGCGGATACGACTGGGATTATTACGCTTAGTGCTACCGCTGGTACAGCGAATGGAGTCTTGTATCTAAATGGAAGCAGGGCGGTTACTAGTGGTAGTGCGCTGACGTTTGATGGGAGCACGTTTAACGTTACGGGGGCAGCTTCTGTTACTGGAACAAATTCATTGTCATTGCAGCGTCCGGTTGTTCCGTCATTTCTTGGGCAAGGTGCTCCGGCGATTACTTGGCAATTTTATTCGACCGGAACTACCTACACTGTTGGAGCGTCGATCCAAGGTTTAGCAGACGCGGCATGGACAAGCACTAGTGCGCCTACCAGTATAAGGATGTACACCGTTCCTTCTGGCAGTACGTCTTTATCGGAAAGGTTAAGAATTGCAGCCGGCGGACAAGTTAACATCGGCGGTAATTTTGATAGTACCAACAACACGCTTCAAGTTACTGGTAACGCTGCTATTGGCTATACCACCGCAGCGCCTACGACTGGGTTGATTGTTGCTGGGAATGTTGGGATTGGGACGGATAGTCCGAACATTTCTGGAGGTGCGGCAGGCTCAAAAATTGTAACCGTCTCAGCATCCGCTGCTGGCAGAAACGGCATCTTAGAGTTGAATGGCACTCGTTCAACCAGCGGTGATTATGTTGGCTATGTGCGGTTCTTCAACAACGCAGCCGCCACGCCGGGCGCAGACATTCAGGCAATTCGTGGCGCATCGGATACCGAGGCAGTGCTTGCTTTCGCAACTAGCGGCACCGAACGCGCCCGCATCGAAGCAGCAGGAAACCTCATCCTCCGTCAATCCTCTAACGCTGCTAATACGTCTGTTTCATTTAACACGACAGTACAGGATGCGCTGACGCTGGATAGCAGTGGGCGGTTGGGTGTTGGAACGGGCTCCCCGGCAGCAAGATTTAACGTTGAAAGCGGGGATATCCTGCTTCGCGGCGGTCAACTGACAATCGGCCC